GTGTTGGCAGCGCGGGACGCTTGGACGCGCGGGCGCGGCTTCCCCACTCGCCGCGCGGCGGCCGACGCTTTCGCCGCCGCCTACAACGCCGGCGAGGTCGAGCGCGAGCCGTCCATCCGCCAGGTCTCCCGGGCGACGCTCGTGCGATGGGACGCTGAGCGACGCCAGCCGCGCGAGCGCGGCGCGGAGAGTCTGATAGATGCGCGGCCCAAGATGGTCCACGCCATCGTGGCGAACCTCGCCGAGCGGCCCTGGATACAGATGGCCCGGCTGCACGAGCTGCTGCGGGCCTCGTTCCCCGACGAGCCGGTCTCGGAGCCGACGGTGCGGCGTTGGGTACAGCGGTGGCGCGAGCGCCACGCGCATCTTGCGGCGCATCTGGCCAACCCGGACGCCGCGCGCAGCAGCTACCAGGTCGCCTTCGGCTCGCGGTCGATAGCGGTGACCCGCCTCAACCAGCGCTGGGAGCTCGACGCTTCGCCCTGGGACCTGCTGCTCGCCGACGGACGCCGCTACACCGCGCTCGCCTGCGTCGACGTCTACTCGCGCCGGGCCGTGGTGGCGGTCGTCCGCTCGTCCACCGCGGGCGCGGTCGGGGCGATCCTGCGGCGAGCCATCCTGCTTTGGGGCGTGCCCGAGGAGATCCTGACCGACAACGGCAAGGACTTCGTGGCCCGGCACGTCGAGGCCTTCGTCGATGCGATGGAGATTGAGCATCGGCTGGCCCCTCCGTTCCGCGGCGACTGCAAGCCGCACGTCGAGCGGTTCTTCGGAACGCTCCAAGGGGACCTGGTGGAGCTGCTGCCGGGCTACGCCGGCCACGACGTCGCCCAGCGCCAGGCCATCCGCAACCGTCAGACCTTCTACCGGCGCCTCGGCAAGGACGACGTCGAGGTCTTCGAAGCGGCGCTGACGGTGGACGAGCTGCGCGGTCGGCTCGCGAAGTGGCTCTCGGCCTACGAGCAGAGGCCGCACGGCGGACTGAAGGGGGCGAGCCCGGCCGCGCACGCGGCCGCCTGGGACCGGCCGGTGCGGCGGGTCGAGCAGCCTCACGCCTTGGACGTGCTGCTCGCGCCGCTGGCCGGCAAGCGCGGGGGGATGTTCACCGTCAACAAGGACGGCATCCACGTCGACAACATCCGGTATGTCGCCGAGGAGCTCGGCGACCGCATCCGCCAGCAGGTCTTGGTGCGGCGCGACCCGAGCGACATCGGCCGTATCTGGGTGTTCGAGCCGGACGGCCGCCGCATCTGCGAAGCGGAGAACCGCGAGCTAATGGGCGCTGCCGACCTGGCGGCGATGGCGGCCCGAGCGACCGCGCGGCAGAAGGAGGCGCTGCGCCGGGAGCGCGAGGCGGCGAGGGCGGCGCGCAAGTCTTGGGGGAAGCGTGACATCGCCGAGCTGCTGCTCGAGGAGCGGCTGCGCCAGGCCGAGAAGGTGGTCGAGCTGCATCCAACAAGCGCGCCCGAGCCCGAGGTCTACTCGACGCCTGCGCTCGAAGGAGCGGCCGAGGTGCTGGCCGCGCGGGAGGAGCGCGCCACTGAGCCGGCCGAGGAGATCATCGCGCGCGGTCAGGCGGTCATCCTCCGGCTCGACGAGGAGCGCGCGGCGCGGGAACGGAGCGCGAACGCGGCGGCCGACGAAGACGCGGCCGCGATTGCGCGATGGGTCGGCCTCGCCGAGCGCGAGCTGAGCGGCGCGTCGGAGCTGGAGCGCGCCTGGTTTTTGCGGATGGGAGCGAAGGACCCGGTCATCAGGTCCTTCGTGAAGTTGCAGCGCCCCGACTTGGAGCCTTGGCTCGCCCGAGCCGAGGCGGCGCGCGGGTAGCGCGCCCGGGGGAAAGAGCGGGGCTCTCAGCGTTCGCAGCGCCGAGAGCCCCTGACACGGCGGCGGGCCGCCGGACCGGTATGGAGGTACACGGTGAAACAAGCCATAGCACACACGAAGAACCTCACTCACCTGATGGAGACGGCCGAGGCGCTGTCGCGGCGCGGGAAGGACCTGCCGGGCATCGGGATGATCTGGGGCCCGAGCGGCGCCGGGAAGACCACCGGCGCGGTGTGGTTGCGCGACCGCTCGGACGCCATCTGCGTGCGCGCGATGAGGCTCTGGCGGCCCGCGGCGATGCTCGCGGCTATCTGCAAGGAGCTCGACGTGCTGCCGTCGCCGCGCTGCGCGCCGATGCTCGACCAGGTCATCGAACGCCTGAGGCAGAGCCAGCGGCCGGTCATCATCGACGAGGCCGACTACCTCATCCAGTCGCCCGCGCTGCTCGACACCCTGCGCGACATCCACGACGTGTCCAGCGCGCCGATCATCGTCATCGGGATGGGCACCTTCCGGCAGCGGGTGCAGGGCAAGGAACAGTTCAGCGGCCGGATTGCACAGATTGTAGAGTTCCGACCTGCTGACCTGGACGACGTCCGAGCCACGGCCGAGGCGTGTTGCGAGGTCGCCCTCGATGACGCGCTCCTGGAGCGCATCACCCGCGAGACGCAAGGGTCGATGAGGAGAGTGAAGACGGCGCTGTCGGTGGTCGAGCAGTGGGCCGACCGACGCGGAGAGACGCTGGTGACCGCGGCCGCCTGGGGCACGCAGCCGCTCGACGGGACCGTGGGCGCGGGCCGCCGGTTGCCGCCAGGGGGTGCGCGATGACCATCACTCTCAAGCCCTGCCCGTTCTGTGGGGCGCCGGCCGGCATGCAGAAGTGGCACGGGGGCGGCCCGAAAAAACGGCTGGTCTTCTGTGAGAGCGACACTTGCGCGGTGGCTCCCAGCGTCTGCGGTGAGACCCCGAGCGAGGCCGCCGAGCTGTGGAATCACCGGGCCGAGGGACCGGCCGCTGTCCCGGAAGACGAAGGAGGTGCGCGATGACGTGCGAGCTCATCAGAATGCCCAACGGCGTTGTCGCCTTCGTCTGCGGGCGGGGCCCGCGGCGAAAGTGCTCGGTCTGCAAGCGCCGCCCGGCGACGCTGCTGTGCGACTTCCCGCTGCGCGGAGCGAAGGCCGGGGCGACCTGCGACCGCGCGCTCTGCCCGAGCTGCGCGGTCGCCGTTGGTGCTGACCGCGACTACTGCCCCGCGCATGCGCGGGTGAGGCCCGCCGCCAGCCAACTCGAGCTTCCGGCCCCGAGCCCCAAGGGAGGTGCGCGATGAGCGACGCCAATCACGAGGTGGTCATCGATCACCGGACGGACCTCGTCGACCTCGTCGACCTCCTGCACCGAGTCGAACGGGCGCTCGAGCTCGCCTCTGCGTTGGCCTGCCCTGCCTCGGACGCTGCTGGCAAGTACGAGAGCCTGCTCGCGAACGCGGCCACCGCTCACCTCGCCTTCGACCAGCTCAGGGCGAGCGTGGTCGAAACCGCGAACAGGCTCGAGCAGTGCGCCGCGGGAGGTAACCGATGAGCGCCGACCTCAGCACCCTGGCGGCCGAGAGCGTCCTGCGCGAGTGCTCGGAGCGTCGGCGGGCCGACCAGGCAGAGCGAGATGCCCTGCGGTTGGCGATGCGACTCGCCGAGACGAAGAACGCGCTCGAGCTGGTCGACCGCGTGGCGCGCATCGCCATCGCCTTCGCTCCGGAGAAGCTGTCGGCTGCGCTCCGGTCGGAGCTCGACCAGGTCGCAAGCGAGGAGGTGATGCGATGAAGCTGACTACCGAGAAGCTGCGCGACTTGCTCCAGCGCGTCAGCGCAGCACTGACCGACACGGGGGATGCCCTCGACAACCCGAGCGCGCTCTGGTCGGGGCCGTCGTCGCTGGAGCTCTACGAGCTGCGCCGCGAGGTCGACGACGCGGCATGCGGCCTCCAGCGCGAGGCCGAGGTGGTGGCGGCGCCGGCGCCGAAGACGTTGCCGCGGGAGACCCTCGTGAGCGCGCTGCGCACGATCGCCCTGTCGGACAAGACGGCGTACGAGCACCACGAGAAGCGCTACCAAGACGGCAAGCTGCCGGAGACGGTTGGCGGGACGATCTGGCTGACCCCGCGCGTAGTCGCGCTGCGGACCCTCGAGGCGATGGGCGAGGAGACGGAGTCGCTCTACTGGCCGTTCACCACCGACGGCCAGATCCCATGGGCGCCGGCTCGCAAAGGCGAGGTGTCGCGATGACCGAGCTCCACGACCCCACGCTGCAGACGGCGCGGCACCGCATCTGGCAGGCCATCCGCATCTATCGGCGCTTCGAGTCCGGTGAGCTGGTGGCGGTGCTCTCCCTCCCCTGCCGGACGGTGCGCAACTACGTCGGGGCGCTCAAGCGGCATGGCGTCCTGCGGTCGGTGCGCGGCGGCGCGATGCTCGTGCGCGACCTGGGACCGAAGGCGCCGTTCGAGGCCAAGGGCCGGCGGCGCGGCCAGCTCATCGACCCGAACCGCGCGGTCAGAGAGGCGGTGTCGCCATGACCGACTTCGACCCTGTCCGAGACTTCGTCGCCGGCGAGCTCCGCGAGCTGATTGGCGAGTCCATCGCGCTCGAGCGCGTCCACCAGCGGCTGCGCGCGGCGGCGCCCGAGCCGGCGCCTGAGCCGGTGACCCCGCCCGAGTGGCTCGGCGTCCTGCGCGCCGCGGTGAAGCGCTCGAGTCAGTCCGCCGTGGCGCGGCGGATAGGCGCTTCAAAGCAATCGATCTCGGCAGCGCTGAGTGGCAAGCGCGACGGCTCCCGGCGGCTCGCGCGCCGGGTCACCGAGGTTCTGATGGCCACGTCGGTGGACTGCCGCAGGTTCGGCGCCATTTCCCCGGCGCGTTGCGAGGCCGAGCAAGCGCGCCCGGTCAGCCACCATCTGGAGTGGCACTGCCGGGCGTGGGCCACCTGCGAGGAGTGCCCCCGGCGGCGGCCGCGAGCCGAGACGCAGACTCAGGCGACAAAGACGACGAAGACCACGAAGAAGAAAGGAGGCCGTAGACCATGAAACTGCGCCCCAACCTCATCGTCAGACTGTTGGCCAAGCTGATGCGCCCAATCTGGGTCGAGTGCTGGGTGAACGGCGGTGCCCGCGAGGCTGGGCTCATCGCCATTGCGCGGAAGGTCGCAGACGGCACCGCGCCGCCGCTGCCATACCTCCTCGAGCAGTTCCCTGAGCTCGGCGAGCTCGTGTGGCGTCGCGCGCGCGATGCCAGCATCTCACGCGCGAATCCCGATGCTACTCCGGCCGCGGTTCTTCCTCTGACGGCTTCGCACCGCCATCAATCACACGGAACGCCCGGTGCAGCAGCTCCGGCGACGGCTTCCACCAATCACAGGGATCGCCCTCGATGATGTGCGAGAGCTCGCGCAGGACTACTCCGGGGCCGTACCAGATGCCGTCGTCATCGATGTACGGCTCGGCCTCGAGTCTCAAGAGGTCGACCAGGAGGTGCCTGTCGATGACCTCCTTCTCCTCAAGCATCTTCGCGAGAACCAAGAACGCACGACCAAGGCCCTCGAGGGCGTCTTGGGACATCGGGTCGTATTTCCTCTTCACGCCGGTCTCCTTCTCCCGTGGGGTTCTCTCCTTCGCCCCGTTTCCGACGGGAGAAGGAGCCGGCCCTTTCCTACCACGCTGAAGCAGCACCAACCGTCTCAAGGAGTCCGCAAATGGCCCGCAAGACCAAGACCAAGACCGACACGTTGGGCATCTTCATCCCCGTGGACCTCGACGGGTGCACCGCGCTCCTCGGGCAGCTCGGCTCCGAGCAGCGGGAGATTGAGCGGCTCGAGACCGAGATGAACGACCGGCTCTCGCGGGAGCGCGAGGCCGTCGACGCCATCGCGGCGGTGCATCGGCGCCGCGCGGAGGCCTACTTCAAGGGCATCCAGCTCTTCGCCGAGGCGCACCGCGAGGAGCTGTGCGCCGACGGCAAGAAGTCGAAGCAGCTCGCCACCGGCACCATCTCCTGGCGGATGACGCCGCGGAAGGTCGAGGTTCGCGACGTCGCGAAGGTCATCGCCCACCTGCAGGAGCAAGGGCTCGACGGCTACCTGCGCTTCAAGACCGAGGTGGACAAGGAGGCGATCCTTGCCAACCCCGGCCCGGTCGCGAAGGTGCCCGGGATTGCCATCCGGCAGAAGGAGGAGTTCATCGTCGAGCCGGCGAACGACGACCTCGGTGTCCCGGCGACGAAGAGCACTTCGCAGGTGAGCCGATGAGGACCCGGCGCGACGAGTCCGCGCGCCGGCGGGTCGAGCTTGCGCGCATCCACATCCAGGCGCAGCAGCTCGGCCTCGACGAGGAGGTGCGGCGCTCCATGATGCACCGGCTGACCGGCAAGTGGTCCTCGGCCGAGATGGACGCAACCGACCGCGCCAAGGTGCTCGACCACCTGCGCCGGCAGCTCGGCCAGCGCGCGCATCCACAGCCCCGGGGCACCGCGCCTCACAACCTGCACGCCGCCGACGCCCCGCGCGAGCTGGGCAAGATAGCCGCCATCCTGGCCGAGGCCGGCCGCGGCTGGGAGTACGCCGACGGCGTGGCGCGGCGCGTGGCGAAGGTGGAGCGGTGCGCTTTCCTCGACGCGGCCGGCGCGCGCAAGGTCTGCGCGGCGCTGACCATCGACCAGAGGCGGCGCAAGGACCGGGCCGCCAAGGAGGCGGCCGATGAAGTATAGGCTGCCACCCATCGCGCGACGGCTCGAGGCCATCCTCGGCCGGGCGGCCCTGCGCAAGCTGGCCAGCGCGCGTGGCGGCACGCTGCTCTACGTCCCTCTTCGCGGCCGAAGCGTGTGGCTGCAGCGCCTGGTGGGGGCCGACGGAGCGCAGCGGCTCGCCTGCGAGCTGGGCGGCACGACCATCGTGGTGCCGCGGCTGAACGTGCTCTTGCGCGCGGACCGCGACACCGAGATCGTCGCTCGTTACCGCTCCGGCGAGTCGGCCTGCGCGCTCGCGCGCGACTACGCGCTGAACTACCGCACCATCCAAAGGATAGTCGCGAGCGGCGGACCTTCCGCCGGCGAAACCTCGGCCGCCGAGCCGCACGCAGGGCCTCAGCTCGAGCTGGCCCTGGGCGACACGCGCCGCACTAACCCCTGAGCCGGACTCCTGGTCTCCTGTCGATGCAAGCCATCGACAGGAGACCTTCGTCATGGAGCCCAGCGCTCACCTCGACCTCATCAATGCTCTCGTCGTTGCCGTGGGCTCGGCGCTCATCGCGCTGGCCACCTTCGGCATCCGCTGGATCTACCTGCGCATCAGGAGCGAGCTCCTCGACCGGGCGCTGCAGGCCGTGGTCTCGGCCGCGCACCTGGCTGTGCGCGAGGTCTGGACCTGCTACGTGGAGGAGCTGAAAGCCTCCGCCGCGGACGGCAAGCTGACCGACGCCGAGAAGCAGGAGGCGCGCGAGCGCGCCATCGAGCTGATTCGCTCCTTCGTCGGCCGCAAGGGACTGGCGCTGCTCGTGCGCGAGTTCGGGTTCGACGATGCCAACCTCGAGCGGTTCTTGGGCTCGAGCGTCGAACAGGCTCTGGCCGCCGAGAAGAGCGCCGGCGCGATGGGCGAGGTGGCGTGATGGAATGGGAGATGCTCGGCGTGACCCTCGGCATCCTGGTCACCTGGAGCGCAGTCTTGCTCAAGGCCTTCGACTGGATGCTCAAGCGGCTGCTCGAGGAGCTGGACGGCAAGATGCGCCGGTTGGAGACCCGGCTCGAGACGGTCGAGAGTCAGTACGTCAAGCGCGAGGACTGGATGCGCTTGACGACGACGTTCGAGGCGCGCTTCGACCTGTTGATGACGCGGCTCGACACGCTGCGCTTCGGAGGGCCTCGTGCTAATTGACATCAAGCTCTCGCGCGTCGAGCGCGCGCGCTGGTATCTGCTCGTCGCGCTCGCGTCGAGCCGACCTATCGCGGCCAGCGAGGGGACGCTGCAGCGCGTGCTCGACTCGACCGACATGGCGCTGACCGACGCAGAGATGCGCTCGGAGCTCGACTACCTCGAGCAGCGCGGCCTGGTCGCCATCGCTCGCGACGAGCTCACTGATGAGTGGAGCGCGCGCCTGACCGCCGACGGGGTCGACTTCGTGCAGTACCGGGCGCGGGCGGTCACCGGCATCGCTCGGCCGAAGAGGTCCTGATGGCTCCCCGCGGGCTCGCATCCCGGCTGCCGTCTGAGGTGCGCGCATGGCTCGAGGCCGAGCTCGTGCGGCGCGGCTTCAGTGACTACTCGAGCATCGCCGACGAGCTGAATCGCCGCCTCGCCGAGGCCGGCGAACCCGAGACTTCCCGCGCCTCGGTTCATCGGTTCGGCCAAACGGTGGAGGAGCGCATCGAGGCGCTGCGACGCACGACCGAGATTGCCCAGACGCTCGCGCGCGAGGCCGGAGACGACGAGGGCGTGATGAACGATGCGCTCGTCCGGCTGACGCAGCAGCGCATCTTCGACGTGATGCTCTCGCTCGAGGTCGACCCCGAGGATGTCGACCTGGCGACGCTCGGGCGGACCGTCGCTCAGCTCACTCGGGCGAGCGTCGACCAGAAGAAGCATCAGCTCGAGACGCGAAAGAAGCTCGAGGAGAAGCTCGCCAAGCTCGATGAGGAAGCGAAAGGTGGCGGCAAGGGGCTCGACGCCGAGACCCTGCGGCGAGTGCGTGAGGCGTTCTACGGGGTCGTCTGATGGCCGCCATCACCATCTATCCCTACCAGCGCCGATGGCTCGCGGACCGGTCGCGATTCAAGATCGCGATGTTCGCGCGACAGACCGGGAAGAGCTTCACCACGACTTTGGAGCTCGTCGACGACTGTCTCGACGCGGAGGCCGACGGCCGCAAGGTCCACTGGGTCATCCTCTCGACCGGTGAGCGTCAGGCAATCGAGGTGATGGAGGTCGGGGTCAAGCGACACCTCGGCGCCTATCAGGTCGGCTTCGAGGCGATGGCCAGCGAGTGGCGCGCCGACGATGGCGAGACCTTCAGGTCGAGCGCGGTGGCGCTGCCGGGCGGCTCGCGCATCACGGCGCTGCCCGCGGCCCCGAAGACCGCGCGAGGTTTCTCCGCGAACGTCTTCTTGGACGAATTCGCTTTCCACCAGGACTCGAGGAGCATCTGGAAAGCTTTGATGCCCGTGATAAGCGCGGGCCACAAGATCCGCATCTGCTCGACGCCGAACGGGAAGGGCAACAAGTTCCACGAGCTGATGACCAATGGCGATCCCATCTGGTCTCGCCACGTCGTCGACATCCACCAGGCAGTCGCCGATGGCCTGCCCCGCGACGTCGACGCGCTGCGCACGGCGATGGCCGACGAGGACGCCTGGGCGCAGGAGTTCGAGTGCCAGTGGCTCGACGAGGCGAGCGCCTGGCTCGACTTCGAGCTGATAGCCTCGTGCGAGTCGGGCGAGGCCGGAGAGCCGAGCAGGTACTCCGGCGGCCAGACCTTCATCGGCAACGACATCGGCGCGCGTGGCGACCTCTGGGTGGCCTGGGTGTTGGAGCGCGTCGGAGACGTGCTATGGGCGCGCGAGCTCCGCATCCTCAAGCGCGCCTCGTTTGCCGAGCACGAGGCGACCCTGGGCGAGCTCATCGAGCGCTATCGGCCGCTCGCCGTGCGGATTGACCAGACCGGCATGGGCGAGAAGCCGGTGGAGGATGCGCGCCGGAGGTGGGGCTCCCGGGTCGAGGGCGTCATCTTCAACAATTCCTCGAAGCAGGCTCTCGCCAATGAGATCAAGGACTGCTTCCAAGACCGGCGCGTCCGCGTCCCGGCCGGCGACCCGGTGCTCCGGGCCGACCTTCACAGGGTCCAGCGCGTGATGTCGGCGACCGGCATGCCGCGGTTCCTCGCCGAGCGCGACGGCGCGGGCCACGCCGATCGCTTCTGGGCGCTCGCCCTGGCGGTGTCAGCGGCCAGCTCTCCGCCCGCTCCCATCGAGTTCGAAGCGATAGGTCGCGAGAGAGCGCGGCTCGACGACGACTTCGAGCCGTGGCTCCACGAGGGTCGGCGCACCGACCTGAGAGGATGGTGACGGAGTGACCATGCTCGTCGACGCCCACGGACGTCCCATCACCCCACCGGACCTCGAGGAGATCGCGACCACCAACGATGGCCGCGACGTGACTCGCGGGTACGTCGATGCGCTCGACTATCTGCGGCCTCAAGACAAGATCCTCGAGCAGCGCTGCCGAGGTGACTGGGAGGTCTACGAGGAGTTGCTGCGCGATGACCAGGTGCAGCCTGCATGGCAGCAGCGTCGCCTCGCGGTGGTCAGCCACGAGTGGGTGGTAGAGCCCGCGTCCGAGGAACCGGCCGACGTAGAGGCCGCCGACTTCGTCCGCGAGCAGCTCGCCCAGGTCGAGCTCGACCGCATCACCTTCAAAATGCTCTCCGGCGTCTTCTTCGGATACTCAGTCGGTGAGTGCCTCTGGGGCGAGGACTCTGGGCGCGTGGTGTTGCGAGACATCCGCGTCCGCAAGCAGAGGCGCTTCAGGTTCAGCCCCAAGGGCGAGCTGCTGCTGTTGACCACGCGCAGCCCGCGGGGCGAGGTAATGCCGGACCGCAAATTCTGGATATTCTCCTGCGGCGCGGACGACGACGACGAACCCTATGGGCGCGGGCTCGCGCATCACCTCTACTGGCCCTGCTTCTTCAAGCGGAACGGGTTGCGCTACTGGGCAAACTTCTTGGACAAGTTTGGCGACCCGACCGTCATCGGGAAGTACGGCCCCGGAGCGACACCCGAAGAGAAGCAGCTCCTCAAGCAGGTGGTCGCCGCCGTGCGCAACGACTCCGGCATCACCATGCCCGAGTCGATGCAGATAACCCTGCTCGAGTCCGCGAGGTCCGCCGGCGGGGACTTTGGCGCCTTCGTCGATCGCATGGACGCCTCCATCGCCAAGGTCATCGTCAGCCAAACGATGACGACCGATGACGGGTCGTCGCTGGCGCAGTCGAAGACCCATCTCTCGGTACGTGACCAGGTGGTGAAGTCCGACGCGGACCTGCTCTGCGCGTCCTTCAACGCGCAGGTCATCGCCTGGCTGGTCGATTGGAATTTCCCGGGGTCGCAGCCGCCGCAGGTCTGGCGCCGGTTCGTGGAGACCGAGGACCTAGGCGCGAGGGCGCACCGCGATGTCGCCGTCAGCCAGCTCGGCTATCGCCCCACCATCGATGAAGTTCGTGAAGTCTACGGCGGCGAGTGGGAGCCGATGCCTCAGGCCGCGGCGCCGAGCGGGATGCCGGAATTCGCCGAGGGCGAGGAGGAAGTGTCGAACACGCCCGAGCTGCTGGAGGCGAAGCTCGAGCGCGCGGCCGCCCCGGCGCTCGAGCAGATGATCGAAGAGGTACGCGCGCTGCTCGAGGAATCGACGAGTCTCGAAGAAGTGCGCGACCGGCTCATCGACATTTATGCGTCGGTGGACCCCGCGGGACTCGCGGACGCGCTCGCGGGTGGCCTGCTCGTCGCCGACCTCACAGGGCGCGCCGAGGCCGCGGATGCCTGACGTGCGCTCGAAGATTGAGGTGGCGGACCTGCCGTTTGAAGAGCAGATCCGGCACCTGAAGGACAAGGTCCGCGTCCCGACAAAGAAGTGGACGGACATTTGGCAAGGCGCGCACACGAGGGCGTTCGTCGTCGCGGGGGCCACGAAAGAGGAGCTGCTCTGCGACTTCCAGTCGGCGATCATCAAGGCCCTCGAAACAGGCAGCACGCTGCAGGACTTCCGGCGCGACTTCGATGAGACGGTCGCGCGGCATGGCTGGAGCTACAAGGGTGGCCGCAACTGGCGCTCCAGGGTCATCTTCGAGACCAATCTGCGCACGAGCTACCAGGCCGCCCGGTTCGAGCAGATGAAGGAGCTCGGCGGCGAGCGGCCCTATTGGCGATATCGCCATGGCGACAGCAGGAAGCCGCGCAAAGAGCATCTCGCCTGGGATGGGCTCGTGCTGCGGTATGACGACCCGTGGTGGAAGACGCACTACCCGCCGAACGGATGGGGGTGCCGCTGCACGGTGGTCGCGCTCACCGAGAGCGAAATGAAGGCCCTTGGGAAAGAGCATCCTGACCAGGCGCCCAAGGAGAAGTGGCAGCGCGCCCCGGCTGGATCGCCGGTGTCACGGACGCCGAAGGGCATCGACCCGGGATGGGCCTACAACGTCGGCGAGGCGGCCGTGGGCCAGGTCAAGATGCTCTCGGCCGAGGAGATGAAGGCGAAGTGGGAACCAATCGACGTCTTGCATACCACTGCATCAGGCCTCGGCCTGCCGGCCATTCGACCCGATAAACCTATCGCTGAGCTCGGCAGGCACGCTGTCGATGTAAGGCACTTCAAAGAAAACACAGTCGCGGCTATTGGCGGCGAGCAGGCGGTGTTTGAACTACCCACCGAGAAGTTCAGGATCCCGGTTACAGTCGATGCCGGCCACATTGCTGGGCATATGGATACGCCGGAGAAGGAAAAACTCCTTCGGTCCCCCTATGTAACGAGAATACCTGAGCTGCTGACTGACCCTGCCGAGATCTGGGCGACATTCGTGCGTCACCCAAAGAGCGGGCAGGTCGGACTCCGCCTCATGATTCTCAAGCGCTTCGACGACCCAAAGAAAAACGACGGGCTTGTAATGGTAGCCAATGTCGTCGGCGGCAAGTTCGTTGATTGGACCTTCTACCCAACCAAGAAAATCAATGATCGCCTCAGGGGCGGCAGGCTCATCTATCGGCGGGACAAATAGCTCACCGCCAGCGATGCGGCGCCAGCGGCAGGCTCGCGCATCCATCGGGCCGCATCCCCGACACGCGAGTCTTGCTTCCAGGATGGAGATGACGATGGCCGGAGTCAAGATGGCGGTCTCGGTCGAGAGCGACGAGTGGAAGCGCGCGCTCGAGCAGCTCTCTGGCAAGGTGTCGGCCATACGCCCGGTCCTACTGTCGGTCGGCGAGTACGTGCTCGGCCAGACCCTGGAACGGTTCCGAAAACAGACTGCGCCAGACGGGTCGCGATGGAAGCGCGTCGAGCCGCGCTACTGGCGCAAGAAGAAGGTCAAGAAGATCCTCACCGAGAGCTCGCGCCTGCGCGAAAGCATCAACTACCGCGTCGTTGGCGACCGCGTGCTCATTGGCACCAACCTCCGCTACGCGGCCATCCACCAGCTCGGCGGAGAGATAGATGTGCCGGCCCAAACGCGCACTGCGAAGCGCGGCACCAAGGGCAAGAACAAGGGCCGCTTCATGGTCGGCACGACCAAGGCGAAGCACGCCATCTCGTCGACGTTCACCATCCCGGCACACAAGGTCAGGATCAAGCCTCGGCCGTTCCTGGGGCTGCCGGACAAGGAGCGCGAGCACGTCCGGGACCTGGTCAGGGAATACCTGAACAGGTCGCTCTCGGGCGGCCAGTAG